TAGCAGCAGTTAACTCTAGTCAAATGGCACAGTTATTACTAGAATCTTACACAGAAGATTTTACTAATAGGTCATTTAACATAAAGGATATATTTCCATTTATGACACAAGACTATGTAGTTAAATGTGGTGAGCTTGTTGTACTAACAGGTGATACTAAACTAGGTAAGACTGCTTTCTGGCAATATATTATTGCTAACATTGACATACCAACTTTGTTCTTGTCTTTAGAAGTACAAGCTAAACTAATGTCTAGACGTTTCTATCAGATAGCATTAAACAAAAGCAAAGAACAGATAGAAGATATGTTTATTGCTGGTAATACTGATATGATAGAAGAAGGCGTAAATAAACTTGCACATCTAGAAATTATAGATTCTAGTGCAGCACCTGATGTAAGTCAGTATGCTGAAATGGTAGATAAACATGATGTCAAGATTATTGTAGTAGATACACTAGACGTAGTTCAAGCTAAATTTGCTAAGAAAGAACCATTACAACAGCAGATATATATTATTAATGCTCTAAAGAACCTTGCTGTCGAAAAAGACATTATTGTACTTGCAGTAAATCATTTATCTAAAACTGCAAGCTACAGACATAAAGAAGGTGAAGAGCTTGATGTATATAGTGCAAAAGGTGCTAGTGATGTAGCACAAAAGTCAGACAAGATGATAGCGTTTATGGGTAATAAACAAAGTAAGAAACGTAAGATTAAATCTCTTGCATCTCGTGACGAGTCAGACTTTGAAATAGTCACAGCATTTGACTGGAAAACATTTAGTTTTTCTAAATATGCATAAACAATAATAAATAGGGGAAGTATAACAGCTTTCCCTATTTATAAATAAAATAAAGGGTACTATGAAAAATGCAACACATTACACTATATTAGGTGTACCAATAGTTAAAATTACAAAAAGAGTAGATAGTGATGGAACCAATACCTATCATAGTAATAGAATAATATTGTTCAATTTGTTCTTGTTTGGTGCAGGATACGCCTCACAAAAAGAAAGTGAACATATACATTTTAACGTAGGAATTACAAAGTTTGAAATACTTTGGAGTTTCTGCATAAGAAAAAGGTGGTTATTATGAAAATATATCCTAATTTAAAATCAACTAAAATGCAGCAATTAATATCATTATTAGGTGATTTAGAACATACAGACAGGCAAAGAATGTCTAGAGATGGTCAAGAAATACTAGATAATATATTTGAATTATTAGGTATGCCTAAATATGATGATATGATTAAAGCATCACAGGAGGAAGAATAATGGCTAAAGCAGATTGGAACGTAGTTAAACGTAAATATGGAACAGAAGTATTCGTTGGTAACGGATATAGAGAAATATTTATTGGACACTCTGATGAAATGACATCTCATGAATCACACAGAACTACTGTTCTTATTGCTCACATAATTAAAAAAGCATTAAATAAGGATAATCCATATGATAAATAAAGAGAAACTAATAAAAAAATTAATAGATGCATATGAAGATTATATTATAGAAGCATCTGTTAATATACCATTAGATGAAGTAATGATGAATCATCCAGATGGTGCAGAGTTTGGAGTTGTACAAACAGAGCTTGGTGCAAAGTTAAATAATTATAGAGATGTAATTAATACTTTAAAATTCTGTTTATTAAATGAAGAACGTTTTCCATTAATAAGACATTCATACGATGAACAAACAAAACAAGAAATGAAAAACGAAACACAAGATTTATTTGATTTAATGATGGATGAAAATCATCCAGCAAATAATAAGTCATGAGTGGAGGTAGAGCTGCCAAGCAAAAAGGCAATAGAGTAGAACGAGAATGTGTTAATTTAGCTAAAGGTTTTGGATTTGAATCACGCAGAGCATGGGGTTCAGATGGAAGATCTTTAGGTTGGCACGAGGAAGTAGATATGGTAATAGATTTACCAAAATCAAAACCATATAAATTTCAAGTCAAAGCTCGTAAAAAAATTGGTGACCTGTATAAACCTTGCGATGATGTCTATGGACAAATCATAAAGGAAGATAGAGGAGAACCATTAGTAACTATACGTTACAAAGACTTCTTACTGCTGTTAAAAAAAATAACAGGGTAGAAGAGATGTCTCTTATTGACATAGGATTTTAATCAACAATCGTGGATTTCTATAAATGTAAGAGGCTGATAAATGAAAGAGGTGGTACAGGTTGGCGCTAGTGCCACCTCAACAACAAAGGAGATAAAATGAATAAACATATCCAATCAGAAATAGAAGATATAACTAGTATCTTAAACCATGTGGAAAGTTTTACATCATGTCCTCACGTTAAAGATGCAGTACCATTACTTAAAATAAAATACAATCGTGTAAAGGAATATATAAATGAATCACATAATAGAGAACTATTTGGAAAGGACTACTAAAGAAAAAGTAGTTACTGGAAATGGTAGGAAGACTTGTGGATTAGATAAAAAAGCAGATAGAGATATAAAACATTGCAAACAATGTAAACGTTGCTGGGAACCAGTATGTAAACCTGATAATTCTAAAACACAATTTTTATGGTACAATGATTTTCCTGCATACGGAAAGGAAACTGAAACATGTCCTACATGTCAGACGAAGAACAAAAACAATTAGAAGAAATGTTATCAAAAGCAATCGAGGGATACGATAAAATTTTAACAACTAACGCAGACAGCGGCACAATTAAAAAAATTGCTCAAGAACATTTAGATAGAATAATACATAACAAAAAATAGGAGGCGTTATGAAAACATATTATTTTACTGCAACTGCTCATGCATGGATAAATGCACCTGATGAGCAAGATGATAATGAAATAGTAGATATGATTCTAGAAGATCCCTTGCCACATATCATGGAAGACCCAGATATAGATATAAATGATTTATCTGTAAATGAAAATGGTAAGTGGAAATGGATTATAAACGATAAAGTTAAACCAAAATAATGGAGGTATTATGACTAAAAAAGACATAAAACAAATCTTTAAAAACGAAGGAGTACAGCTAGGAGCTGGTGCTTTAGAAGTTATTGAAGATGAACTTAGAAGAAGTGTAAAAACAATGTCAGCAAGATGCACATTAGGTAATGTAAAACGTCTTACACCTGAGTTAATATGGATTGCATTAGGAAAGCCTAATCAATTTGTCTAGTATAAATAAAGAGGTTGCTACGCTCATACAAGAACGCCTTGATAAAGGTGCAAAAAAATATGGGCGTGACATACCTATAAACGATGAAAGAGATTTCTTGCAAGAATCAATAGAAGAAGCATTAGACAATGCTATATATCTTGCATGTTATCTAATACAAATAAAAAAGGGTATAAAATGAAGTTAACATATTACGTTAAAAAACAAATAGATAGCGATGATATAATAGATGTTAATATTGCAGGAGCTACAATGGATGATTATCCAGACTTGTCTGATGCATACATAGCTAATATAACTCATCCACATCTTACATTTACTGCAGAAGATTGTGAATCATTACAAGAAGAAAATGATGAATGGTTTTACGAACTAGCATTAGAAAAAGCTAGGGAGGGTAATCATGGGTTATAGGTCAGAAATATGTGCAGGTGTACCAATAGAAGACAAAGATAAAGCATTAGCTATTATAGATGAATGGGATGCTATAGGTACAGGTATGCTAGATAGATTCTGGGATAAAAACCCAGATGGCAGTAGTAAAGACCCAGTAGAATACTTTTATATGCAAGCTGACTACTGGAAATGGTATGATACTTTTGAAGATGTTGCAGCATTTGAAGAGTTCATATGTGATGATGACAAAAGATTCTTAACTTGTTTAGGAGAAGATGGTGCGCATCATACTAACTATGGTGATTCAACTATGCATGACATATATGTAGTGTCATCATTAGCTGTAGAAGGTGATATTAAATGGCAACATAAACGTGACAATGAACGTTGGAACAAAGTATGATTATCTTATCAGTTTGGGAATGGGTACTTAATATATTTTTACTAAGTACATCTACACTTGTGTTTGTTATTAGTCTCTATGCACTAGTATT